GACTGATATAACTTCTTTTCTTTACGAGATGCAACACCAATACGTGTTAGTGTCTCACGTACCTTAAGAAAATCATCGGGTTCATTTAGAAGTACCTCCACCATTTGGTCTTGCGACCACTCTACTGTAGGTTCTACAGTGTTATTCATTTAGCGCCTCCAATATCAAGTCGTTGTTTAATGTAGTTAATCTGTTCTGTGGTCAGGATTTTCAGAGCTTGAGATGCTTTTTCATTACTGTATCCATAATATTTTTTGATACATTCTAGGTCCGTGACTTTATCCTTACGGAGCCAGGGAGAGAATCTCTTTCTTTTCCTCAAAGTATTTAGATAAAAAGAATATTGCATATCTTTATCAAGAAAGTTATACTTATTCATCTCATTTGCAAACATGACACAATCAAGGTGCCCAGACAGACAACGATTAATGATATATGGAGGGTAAGAGCGAATGTCCTCACTTAGATCCTCTTTGCTAAAATTAATTGAGTGCAGCCAATCCTTTAATTCCATAATTATAAAGTAAAAGTTCTTTACGATCTTTTTGTTCACGCATATATTCACCAACTGAACGCATGGTATAAGTTAGATCAAACTCACCCGCATTCCATCCATCAAATCTTTCTTTGACCAAGTTGGATGAGTTATAAGATACAAGTTGGTGACCAACATATCTATCACAATCGGAAGCAAAATCATCGTGATTGAATCCGTTGTGCATACTTCCTTTCTTACCATAAAGATTATCTTTGATATCATATGGAGGGTCTAGATATGTAAATACATCTTTACTATCAGTAAGAAGTGATTCATATGACCAATTAGTAATCTTCCAGTTCTCAATTATTTGAGTGTATCCTGGGAGTTTTTCGATTCCTCGCATTGAGAAGTTGGAGACACTTGCTTGTCTGCTGAAGGACGAGGACTCTGTGAGTCCACTAAAGCTACACTTATTAACAATATAAAAACTACTAGCGCGAAATAGATTCGATACAGTGTAATCATTAACAATGTCCTTTGATTCTAAAAATAGTTTCCTTGCAGATTCTTCATCAGGATGTCTAGATTTTAGATCTTGCAGTCTTTCGTAGAGAGCACGACCATCATCCTGTAAAACTCTCCAGAAGTTATAGAGTGGTTCATACAGGTCATTGACCCAGATATCCAGATGAGGATACTTCTTTGTAATATGTATCGCTACGCTACCACCACCTAGGAATGGTTCGCGGTACTCCTTATAGTCACGAAGGTCAGGAAAAAAGGCGTCCATCTTAGTGCAAGCACGAGACTTGCCACCAGGATAACGAAGAGGAGTTTTATACGATTTCATCAAACAATCAATTTCTTACTGGGAGTTTGAATGGTGGAGAACATCTGAGTGTAGTTTTCTACAATCTCATCTTGAGTCTCTGAAATATACACGACATACTTACGGGCAACATCAAGATCTACATTCTTTCCAGAAATAAGAGGTGCCCATGGTGCAAATCCCATCTGTCCTTCTCTGGTCGGAACAGCAACAATAGGATTGCATACAGTGATAGTTTCATCACTTTCTTTCACAAGGTCAGCGACGACATCTTCGCCTGACCACATACGAATAACTTTAACGTTCATAATCAATAAAATTTAGGTTCTTTGTCGCGTGTTGAGTGGAGAAGTACTCCATCAACTTTACCAAGTAGTTCTTGCACACTTTGGTGAAGAACTCGATATCCAGTGCCAACATAAAGTTGACCAAGCACTACTGCAACTGTAGCAATTCCCCAAAAAATGTAATAGTGCGATGATTTCATTTGTGCTCTAGTTTTTTCTTTAGTCATTAGTCAATTTCTCAATGTACTGATAAATCAAACTCCATCCAAATTCATAAGTATCTCCCTTTTCATCCTGAAGGAAAAATGGAATATCTGGGTGCCAATATTTAGCACGATAGTAATGATTGATTACATTGTAATCATCATCTACACACCGTTCGTGCTCTAGTTGTTCTTCTGTCATTTGAACTCACACTCCACCATAATCTCTGTGAGACAAGCAAGCATGTTTATTTCCTGATCCGCCACGAACGCCATCTGATATTGATACTTAGCCAAACAAAGCACAGCAGCAGGAATACTATTCGGAACCAAGGCATCATAACAAGCATCGTAAATGCGACGAAGGAGAACGTTAGTATCGTTATCCAAATTGTTAACGATCCATTTACGTACTTCGGGGAAGTCTTTGTCTTTGAGTTTTTTAACCAAGTCATTTACTTTTACATCCGAAAAATGCGCGAGGATTCCTGAGTCGATTTGTCCCCCTGCTGAATACCTTTGACATTCGTTGAGGACCCTCCTCCAATCTGGAAAATGTTTGTTAATGAGTTCGACAAGAACTTTCGGCTCATATTTAACACCCTCCTGATCCAAGATGGTCTGTATTCGTTTGAAGAATTGTGAGGCAATAAGAGGTTTTTGTTTTCCTCCGATTGAAAATTCAACGACGGCACAACGGGAATGGAGGGGTTCGATAATTTTGTTTTTGAAATTGCAGGTAAAGATGAATCTGCAGTTTCCAGAAAACTCCTCCGTAAACGCCCTAAGTAGGAGTTGTACATCGTTTGTTGTGTTATCGGCTTCATCGATGATGATGACTTTGTGTTTGCCAGTTGCTTGAAGTGATACGGTCGAAGCGAAATTTTTTGCAGTATTTCTGACCGTATCAAGAAAGCGTCCCTCATCCGATCCATTGATGACATATACATCTACCCCCAGTTCGTTACATAGTGCCTTTGCTACAGTAGTCTTACCACATCCTGCCGGACCAGCCAGCAGCATGTTTGGGATCTCTCCTTTATCTAGGAAGTCTTGAAAGGTCTTCTTAATATTACTTGGTAAAATACATTCTTCAATAGTTTTGGGGCGATATTTTTCTACCCACAAAAATTCATTACGCATAATCATTCCAAAGGACGAACAAATTCATTAGACACAATATCAGTTGCCTTCAATTGCTCTTTCATATATTCTACACCAAGTTCAGGTGTAGCGGTATCCCCACAGGTAAAAACATCACAAACTGCCATGCCCTTTTCTGGCCATGTGTGAATACTAATGTGACTCTCTGCAAGCATAGCAATACTGGTTACACCTTGCGGATCAAACTTATGCACTGCTAGATTCAGTAAAGTAGAGTTACATTCTTTTGTTGCTCTATACAAAAGCATCCGAATGAACTCTTTATCATCAAGAAGTTCAAACGGACAACCCCTAAGGGTAAAAAGGATGTGTTTCACTGTTGATTTTTTAACCATTCACGAAATTTACGTTTCCCCTCTTCAACTTTCCACCAAGGTGCATAGAGGGGACCTTGATAATCCTTCTTACCCGAAGGTGGAGTCGGGTTCGAGTGCGATGTAGTAGGTGAGGTCATGGTTCTTAGAAGTAAACCGAGAGAGCAACTTCTGAGATACGACTACATCATACGTTCCAGGAAGAACTTTAATGTTTTCAATCTTGAAGTTAAATGTAAAATTAGCATCAGTTTCACCAACAACTTCTTCGTGTCCGTGAGAAGTGTCATTCTTCTTATCACGAATGACAAGTTTTACTACGCCATTCTCACCAATTGCGGAGAGATCGGGAACTTGGTAAACAGCAGCTGCTTTCAAAAGTTTTTCAAGAACAGCAGTAGAAAGTTCAAAGCACACATCTTCACTAGGAAGAGTAATCTCTTTCTCTGGTGGAGTAACGATAACGTTAGGATCTGCAAAGAAATATTTGGAACGAGAGTCACCTTCACGGATCATCACATATCCTTCATTAGCAAAATCCAATTCAGGACTTTGATGCACACTCAGTCCATTGAGGAATTGATTGAGGTCATAGATTCCAAAATCTTTAGAGAACTCTTCAGTTACCGTTGCTTCGGCAAGAATGTTCTTCATCAAACTGATGGTGCGGAGTTTACTACCCTCCTTGAAGAGAATCGATTGATTAATCGAAGAGAAATTCTTCAGAACAGAGATAGTTTTATCGGACAGTTTCATAGTATTAGATGGTCGCAGTTTCACTGTGGGTAGGTTTCACGTTGTGCATTTTTGTCGTTGAAATGCATCAGAAGCACAGCATAGTGCAAGATCTTCATAATGTCACGACGTGCAGTGCCTTTCTTATCATAGCGAGAGGCATACTTGAGGATGTTGCTGCGGCAGAAGGATTCGCCATCACCACATGCTTCAATCAAATCAAGTGTTTGTACTTTATCATCACCAGCAGAGTAGTGCTGGTTGTATGTTGCAGAAATATAATCGGTCAGTTCTTTTAGAATACGTTCTTCACTATATTTAAATCGAGTGGGATTGTTACTTGTCATATCAAGATTAAAGGAAATAGAATCTTCTCCGCCAAAGGTAAGATAATCAAGGGGAACAGGTTGTGCAGCACCAATAGTGCTACTAAAATTAATGGTGTCAGGACTGTCGGCATAAGGGTTGCCCGTGATGCTGATACCATCTTCTTCCCAGAAGTCTTGATTAGATACCCCGTTCACAGAGTATCCATCCAACTTCAGAACATCACCCTCAAACGGATTCTTGCGGTCAGAATCATTACGAGTGTAGTCATAGTAATGAGTAGAGTGTTTAGTCATGTTCAATTCATCAAATAATAAAGACCAAGCGTTAACCATATTCTATCAGGACTGAACCTCCTCGTCAACGGGCATCACGAAATCAGCATCAACTTTATCATAGAGTTCCAGGAATGCCTGCTTAGTTTCATCATCAAAACGATTAACACAAACTTGGATTGCCTTTGCCTTGTCTCCGAAGATACTGTATGCCTTCACAATGTGGACCAGACGACGGGTGGAGATGATCTCTTCGATACCACCATCATAGAAGGTTTTGCGGATGATGTCTGCCCAGTCAGAGAGACGCTTGCAGAACTCTTCATCCTTGCAGATCTTACCAAGAATCTTCTGTTCAATAGAAGCAGTGGGATACTCCTGCTCAAAGGTCACAGGGAATCGCTCAAGGAATGCTTCGTTGAGCACATTAGTTCCAATGAATCGTCCGTCGTCGCTACCTTTGCCTTTGGTGTTGGCAGTGGCGAATACTTGGAAACCTTCTGTGGGCGCAACCCATTTGCCAATCTTCTTGAGGAAAACTCCTTTTCCTTCGAGAATAGACTGAAGACAGAGGATTTTGTTTGAGGCAAGGTCGATCTCGTCAAGGAGCAACACAGCACCCCGTTGCAGGGCTTCGATAACTGGTCCGTTGTGCCAAACGGTTTCTCCACCAACAAGACGGAAACCACCAATAAGATCGTCTTCATCGGTCTCTACTGTGATGTTGACTCGGATGAGTTCCCGTCCAAGTTGGGCACACGCTTGTTCGACAGAAAACGTTTTGCCATTACCCGAGAGACCCGTGATAAACGTAGGGTAGAAGAGACCGGACTTAATAATTTTTTTAACGTCACCAAAATTGCCAAACTGGACGAAGGAATCATCTTTACGAGGGATAAGGTTTTGCTCTACTGCAGGCATTGCTGCAGGTCCATTATAGGTTACTTCCAGTTCTTCTACAGTCTCTTTCGTTACTTCCAGGTTCCACTTACCACGACCGACTTTATAGTCAGTCAGTTTGTTAGTGATAGTCTGGTAGTTAAAGTCATTCATCTGACAATATGCCTTGATCTCGGCAGAAGTCACGGACTCGCCGTAGGACTCGCGGAGACATTCGACGATGCTTTCTTTGGACAGACCCATTTGTTTTGTTTAACTGAAGTTATTATAGACGGAAAAGGGGGTCTCAAACCCCCCCGTGTATCACTTCTCAGTCCGTCCACTTCTGCCATACTTGTATCGCATGGCTCCAAGCAGATATGCCTGACTGAGAGATTTAGGACCATTCTCAAGAATTTCAAGTACCTTAGGATCTCTCTCTGATGCTTTTGCTATTTCTCTCCAATTTTCTTTGGTCATGCTACTAAAGAAATAAATTCGCCTAGAACTTTCTTATTTAGTTTCTTAGTCTTGAGAGACTTAATGAAAGCAGACTTAATCTTTGCTTTTGTTGCACCATCATCAACAGAGAAGTCTGCATCTTGAGACAAAGAAGTAGCAGACATAGCAAAGTATGCATGATATCCAGAGGTCTTAATAGTGCAACTACGCTGTTTCTTCCATTCACTCTGAATCTTACGGAACGCATCAGAGTTCTGATCATAGTAGAGTTTCATGAAGTGGTTTGCATCACGACTCTCAAGAACACGGATTCCAACAAAGTTAACTGTAGGGAAGTTGTCGCGAAGATTCTGCAGCATCAAGTCAGTAAAACCATGCCAACCATAAGGAACTTGATATGTGTTACCAGTCTTACGATCACGAAGGAAGGTGCAACCACCCTGCAGTTGCCTCCTACCCATATGAGGTTCATCCTCCCAGCGACGTTGAACTTCGACGTGACGAGCAAGATGATTTGCTTCACCATCAGTCAGAACAATACACTGAACCTTTTGCAGTTTGTTCTCACGCTGAAACTCAGGAAGAATCTGATGGAGAGCAACAAATGCCTCATTCAGAGGAGTGCCAGACAAACTCATACGTGGAGGAATACCATATCCAACCATATATTGATCGGAGAAGTAGTTTGCAACACGCCAGATATTGATCATCTGATGTTCCAGTTGCTTACCATTCACACGACTGGTAAGGATATTCATCATTGCAAACTCGTGACTGACCGAAAGTAGATTTTCTTTCGCTTCATAAGCAAGGGAGAAGTCCATTGGTTTGACTACCTCTTGAGTTTCATAATCAATCTTAGGACGATTCCACTCATTAGTGAAAGCATAGACCTCAAAAGGAATAGAAACTTTCTTACAGAACCAAACAAGATTGTAGAGTTGCTTGATCGTATCCAACATCACACGGCTCATAGAACCACTCCAGTCCAGTACAAAAATCAGACCATGATTCTTACCGTCAGGGATCACAGAGACCTTCTTAAACAGGTCTTCATTGTACTTGTAGGTATGCAGTTTAGAAGTATCCAAGATGCCTGTACGGGCGGTTGTAGCACGGGCATAGGAGTCTGCTGCCTTACGACACTCAAACTCTTTTACCAGATAGTTTACTTCTTTCTGTGCAGATCGCTTAAACTCAACAAACTGCTTGTCTGCGCGTTCGTAGATATCAACAGAAGGGACACTCTTTTGTTGAACGGAGAAGAAAGAATCAATGTCCTCATGAATCTCAGAGTTGTCAGCAACAATTTTTTTCAGGTCCACCTGAGGAATTTCTACATAGATATTCTCTGCTGAATTTGAGTCTACAAGGTCTTGTAGATTTGATTGCAAAGCATCAGCAGTCTGAACTTCGGGATCATCAGAAGAAATGGGGGTGTCCCAGTCTCCCTCTCCATTGGTTTGCTGAGGAATCTGTGGATCGGATTGCCCTTCACTATCTCCACTACTACCTTCTCCATCACTTGATTGAGATTGTGAGGTAAGAGTTTGAGACTGTCCACCCTCACCCACTTCAGGAGGGACAGGCATATCATCAACCTTCTCTTCCTCTTTCTCTTTTTTGCAGAACAAATAGAGTTCTTCCGCAACCTTCAATGCATCATCGAAAGTTTCTACTTCTGCAATCTTTTGGATAAGAACCTTTTCTTCAGAGTCGAAAGAAATATCTACAAAATTACCGACCTTAAAGTATAGATTTGCACGATCAGCAAGATTAAAATCATCAACATCCCCATCGTGAATAGAGAAAAAGTCTTCGTCATTTAGTTCTTGATAACCTTTAAAAAACGTTTTGGCAAGTCCCAGATACTTGCGTTTCATCAACTTCTCAATACGTGCATCCTCAACTACATTGACGAACTGGGGAGGTATAGCAACTTTTTCTAACCAGTTTTCATCAGGAGTAAAGAGTGCGTGGCCAACCTCATGACCCACCAGCAGGTCATAGACAGTGTTGCTTGCCTTCTCCCACATAGGAAGGGTCAGGACACGGGTGTGGACATTAAAGCAAGCAGTCTGTACATGCTTGTGCTCCACAATCAAATCCTCAGTGGCAAGAAGTTTCGCGAGTTGTGACTTGATTTCGTGTCGGACTGCCATCGGGGTTTCCTCTTGTATGCACCTATAATACTAAACCCCCACCTTTCGGTGAGGGCCTTTAGTGACAGTTTCCTATGTGTCTATGGTTGGTTTTTGTCGCTTGATAATTTATGAAAGAATACTCCTACAAACTCGTTTGCATGTTGACTGATCATCATCGCACTCAATTAAACAGTTATAGTAATCGTTTAATAGATCAGATTCATCCATTGTTCGGTCTAATGTATGAGTCAATCGTTCAACGCTTTGTTTCCAACCCGCTAATTGATTATGTGAAATGAGATTGTGCATAATACCTCTAATAATACATTCGAGAAATAACAAAGAGACTTTCGTTACATAAGTTTCTCTCTCAATTCTGTACTATCTAGTCAGGAAACCCAAACATTTCTAGTTTTTAATGAAGTTCAGTAATAATTTACAAAATCTTTATTTTTCTTTAAGAAACTATACGAGAGAACCCTTTATGCTTCTCAAATCTAATGACATCTGCAAACTTATCGTGAAGAGACTCTTTATGCGATATAACAAAGATGTTAGCATCTTTAATAATAAATCGAATAATCTTAAGAAAATCTTCCGTGCCAACTCCATCTAGAGAACTATCAAACACCTCATCCATAATGAGCAGATTCGTGTTGACAGAGTTCTTCATCCTTGCTACCTCTCTCCAGGTAAACAAGAGTGCCAGGTCAATTCTCATCTTCTCTCCCTCGCTGAAAGAAGAATAGGAAAAGTTTTCGTGAATTGGGGACTGGACGGTTTCGCTAAATTCCTCATCAAGAGAGAAGTTGATGTAAAAGTCCATAAGTTGAAGATACTTATTGACTTGCTGATTTATCAGCGGTAGATACTTCTTAATGATTTTGGTCTTTACTCCACCGTCTTTAAGCAGACTATACGAAAAATCGTAATAGTTAATCGTGTCCTTACGTTGAGCGAGTTCGTCGTATGTGGTTCTTAAGTTGTCCTTGAAGGTGGTTAGTTTCTCATGCTCAGTATTTCTGTTTGCAAGGTTATCGGTAATTCTTTGAATTTCCGATTCCAGATCTCTGACTTGTCGTTGACATCCAGCGATCTTAATATTGTTTTGAGAAATGCCATGCGTTAGTGTAGTAATCTCCTTCGATAGAGTAGTGAATTGACGCTCTCGCTCCTCTTCCTTATTAATCGCTTGTTCCAGTTCAGTATAACCGGATTGCAACTCTTTTGCTTTATCTTGAGCGTCGTTAATTCTATTTATTCTGAAGGACTCCTCAATGCCCTGTCCACAGGTAGGACAAACCGTATTTTGTGAGAAGAATTTATGTTCCTTAGTAATGCTTGATACTTTGTTAGAAATCTTACCCTTAAGGTTGCCAAGTTTACGAAGTTTTTCGGTAGCACCAGTATATTCTTCGAGTTTACCTTGTAGATCAACTAACTCTCTATTTTTTTCTTCATTATCTCCCATCCATTTATTTTCTTCTACGAGGAGATTACCAATCTTGGATTCTTTATCCTCAATATTTTTCTTTCCACGATTTTCCAACTCATCAATAAAGTTCTCTTGCATATTGACTTTATCAATCAGAGACTCTTTCTTAAGTTCTAACACTTTAACATCTTCTTTTACCAAACGGATCTTGTCTTTGATAACAGAATTCATACTAGAGAAGATACGAATGTCAAGAAGATCCTCAATAACTTCTCTTCGATTGCTAGAAGTAAGTTGCATAAAAGGTACAAACGTGCTACTACCCAAAATTACAATCTGAGTGAAAGACTTATAGTTCATCTTCAGAACATTCTGCTCCAACCATTTTTGTTGGTCGTTAGCTGCTGCAGATTGATCTAAAAGATTATCATCTCTCCAGATTTTAAAAATAGCAGGTTTGATACCCCTCTGAACTTTCCATTGAGTTCCACTAATACTAAACTCAACCTCAACAACACAATCTTTATCGTTTACAGAATTGAGAAGTTGAGGTTTGTTGATTTTACGAAAAGACTTGCCAAACAGAGAAAAGGTAAGGGCATCCAAAATGGTGCTCTTACCTGCTCCATTCGTACCAATAATGAGATTAGTAGAATGCTTTAAAAAATCAACTTCAATAAACTGGTTTCCAGTACTCAGAAAATTTTTCCAACGTACTTTCTCAAATAAAATCATGTTCTGTGCTTGGAGGAATTACAACGTCGTTCGGAGTTATTACAGTGTATCGATAATCATGCATTTCACAAGTCTTTATCATAACTTCATCTTCGATTTCTATCACATGCATAGTCGGACTTCCGTCTTCTTCTAACATCATAGCAAATCTCATTGCATCGTCTTCTGCCTCAAAAAGATAAAGAATTTGTTCTCCATCTTCGGGATCAGTTACAGAATATGCACCTTCAGTTTCCTTACCATACACTGTTAATATATACATCTTAAATCAATTCACATGCTTCCTGATAAGTCATTCGCATAATATTTTGCAGTTTAGGTTTATCTAGATTGATTTCTGCTTCTTGGATATACCTATCAAGAATAGAGAGAGTATCTTCTGACTCAAAAATCTCAAAATCCTCTGGATCTTCTAGAACAAAGTTCTCAACAATTTTCAGGTCAGCAACTCCAACCTCATAAAATTTATCAATAAACTTCTCAAAATCTTTGGTGCTTGACTTTTTACGAACAATTACTTTTACAATTTTATTTTCGTATTGACTCGCATCAAAAAGTTGATGAGGAGTATCCTCATAGTATACATTATAGAACAATCTGTATGGATTGTCTACATGAAAATGTTCAAGAGTTTCTGTATCAAAGATGGTGAATCCTCTCCGATCACCACAGTCGTTCCAGAACATTTCGTATGGATTTCCCAAGTAGTAGATCCGTCCATCATCCGATCTAGTGTGGTAGTGACCGCTGAAGACTTTGGTGAACTTTGAATATAACTCGCTCGGATGACCATGATCCATGATGCATCCCCGATGAGCTCTAAATCCCGTGAGTTCAAGGTGCCCCATCGCGCAGTGGCAATCTGACGTTTGAATAAATTTAAAAGTGCGTTCTTCATTTTCTTTGTTAATCCACGGAATAAACAATACCTTAAGCCATTCATCTATACTAACTTCCGTTGCTTCAGAATAGACTGTCACGTTATCATATTCACGAAGCAGAAGATCAACAGCATTTACATCATTGGTGTTCTTATAGTATGCTGTATGATTTCCCACAATCGTATGAACGTGGATTCCCATATCCTTGAGACGATCATAGTAATTGTTCTTTGCCCAGGCTAGAGCAGAAAAATCAATACCCTTACGACTGTCAAACGTATCTCCCATATCAACAACGGTAGTAATACCATGTTCTTCCAAATATGGGAAGAAGATGTCATTGTAGAACTTCAGAAAATAATCATGAAATAACTTGGAGTTCTTACGGGCACCGAAGTGTTGGTCGGTGATGATTGCAATCTTCATTAACTACGGAGCTTGGAATGCACGTTATCTTTGATCTGATTGTAGTCGCTATAGTTCGATCCGTCAAGGGTGTTGTTGTCGTCAAACACCTCGCTGTAACCAGACCGTTCAATAATCTTGTTCTTAATTTCTAGTTGACGCTTCTCTCTTTGGATCCTGCGGAGAAACGCATAATGAATGATCTGCGTAAAGTAAGCAAAAGGATTTTGGGATTTCTCAGGATTAAAATTATGAATGTACTGAACGCAATTTTCGATTCCATCAGAGATCATGTCCTCCTTAAACATGTAGTTCACAAAGTTTGGCTTGAAGGACAAGTGATTTGCGATCTTCAAGAAACACTCACCAATATAGCGTGGAATTGGTGGTTTTGTATCCCATCTTGAAGCGCGATCAGCTTTCTCAGGTTCTCTACCATACTTCTTAATGAATGCGTTTTCAACGTCATTCCGATACTCAATCAGTGCAGCGAGAAATTCCTTATTGTTGACGTAATGTTCAGACCTTTTTCTTTTGGTCATACCTGGTTGTATCATAAGTTTATCTCATAATATGTATGAATTATATCATCTTAATGACGAGG